AAAGACCGAGACACGTACAAGGGGCAGCTTGATGATGTGTCCAAAAAGCTGAAAGCTTTTGACGGCGTAGACATCGAAGCCCTCCGGGGCGAGGTGACTACGCTCAGGCAAGACATATCCACTAAAGAGATCGATTTCCAGAAACAGCTTGCTGACCGGGATTTTCAGGCGCTGCTCACTGACGGGATCACGGCGGCAAAGGGTAAAAGCCCCAAAGCAATCATGGCGCTGCTGGACATCGAGGCCCTCAAGGCCAGCAAAAACCAGAAAGATGACACGACAGCGGCGCTCAATGCCCTTGCCGAGTCCGATGCGTACCTGTTCGGTGAGCCTGATAAGCATACACTTACAACCACTCCCGCAAAGGTTTCTACTGGCGGGACACATACTGAAAACGGGGGCACTATGCCTCCATCCACCAATGCGCAGATGAATGCGCTTATTACTGGAAAATTGAGAGGAGAATAATATTATGCCTATGATCGACAGAACTGGCGCAGCTGCGCTTATTCCTGACCTTGTAACACAGGAAATCATTAGCGGGGTGCGTAGACAGTCCGTTGCCATGCAGCTTATGCGCAGACTGCCCAACATGACGAGCGGCACACAGCGGCAGCCCGTCCTTTCCATGCTCCCCTCCGCCGACTTTGTAAACGGCGATGCGGGGATGAAAATTACCACCAGCGCCGCATGGGACAAAAAGCAGATGGTGGTGGGCGAGATCGCCGCCATCGTTCCTATTCCGCAGGCGGTCATTGACGACTCTAGCTATGACATCTGGGGCGAGGTGCGTCCGCTGATTGTTGAAGCGTTTGGCCGCGTCTTTGATAACCAGGTGTTTGAGGGTGGAAACCCCAAAGCTCCCGCCGAATGGCCGAATGGCATCATCCCTACGGCGGCAGCCGTGCCCAACATCGTGACCGCGGGCACTGGCATAGATATTGCTGCCGACGTCAGTTCAACAATGGCCATCCTGGAAGAGAACGGCTACGAGGTGACGGGTATTGCCGCCCAGCGTCAGCTCAAAACCAAACTGCGAGATTTGCGCAATACCAACGGCGATCCAATCTTTACCCCTATGACGGGTACCGTTCCTGCCTCCATTTACGGCGCCGCCACACAGTTTGTTGGCCCTGGCGTGTGGACGCCTGCGGATGCGCTGGCGGTTGTGGGTGACTGGACGCTGGCGGCGTATTCCATCCGCCAGGACATTACCTATCAGATTTTTGACACCGGCGTAATCTCCGATGACACGGGCGCCATCGTGTATAACCTGCTCCAGCAGGACATGGTGGCCTTGCGCGCCGTCATGCGCCTCGCGTGGCAGGTTGCCAATCCCATCGATATCGATCGGGCCTACGGCACCGGATTCCCGTTCGCCGTGCTTAAATCGTAAAGGAGGCTTATTGTGAAAGTAAAAATGCTTGTTGCCACCTATTGGGATGGCAAAAAGCTTAAACCCGGCGATGCAACTGACGTTGCGGATGCTGTGGGAGAAAGGTGGGCAAAAGTCGGTGTTGCTGAAAAGCTTAAACCTGGCAAGCCCGCAAAGAAAACGGACACAGAAAAGGAGTGAGCGTAATGTCCACTTTTGCAGATTATACGTTTTATAAGGATCACGGCGGCAAGTTGTCCGAGGCGTTGTATGATGCATCGGTGCACGATGCCCGCGCTGAAATTCTCTCGCAGACCAGTGGGGCGGCACTGACCGCCCCGGAGAACATGCGGGACGCTGTGAAGCTGTGCGAGTGCGCGCTGGTGGACGTTGTGGCAGGCTACAAGGACACCGCCGCCGCCCTCCCTAAAGGTATCGGCAGTATAAGCAATGATGGCTATACAGTGTCGGCGGGATCGGGCGGCGGCGCTTCCATACTCAAGGCAGAGGCACAGGAGCGCGCCGCAGTTTGCGCCCGGTATCTACAATGGCCGGTAAACCTCATGTGCAGGTGGTTGTGATGATAGGCTTTGATCAGACCATAACGATCTATAACAAGCGATACGACCCCACCACAAAGAAAACGTTGTGGCCGAAAACGACCATCCACGGCGTGAGCTGGGCGGGTTGTCGGCGGGTGACCACCGGCGAGGGGCTGACCTCAAATGACGGCTACAGCGTCCGGGTGCCCGTCTCTGCAATGCCTGAGGGCTTTCTGGGGCGCAGTGAGTACGCTGCCACGCTTGACCCTACAAACCACTGGACAGCACAAAATGGGGACGTGGTGGTGCTTGGCGAGGGGCCTGATGTTGTGAGCGGTATTACGGAAATCACAAAACAGTCAACTGACTGTTTCACCGTTACCGCCGTGCATACCGACAACTTGACCCGCCTACTGCCGCACCTGCGTCTGGAGGGCAAATAGCATGGCAAACAACCTAACAATTACTACGCCACGCGGCACTGTGTTCACCGTCACGCTTAAAAACGGCAGTGCAAAGGCATTGTTGAAGTGGGATCCTGATTTTGGCAGCCGGTATACCGGCAATTTTACAAGGGCGCAAAAGTTTGTAGACAACGAGGTGCTGCGGTTCTGCTCTGCCCGTGTACCGTTTCAAACCGGGATGTTACAAAAATCCGGCATCTTGGGTACGGTGATAGGCAGCGGCGAGGTGCGGTACATCGCACCCTATTCGGCACCACAATACTACAAGACGGCACGTACCCGCCCCTATGATGCTAACCGGGGCGCGTTCTGGTTTGAACGCGGCAAAGCCGTAGAACGGCAGCGCATCCTGCAGGGCGCCGCACGACTGGCGGGAGGTGGTGGAAGGTGAGTACAACGGTTTTAGAGGCACTATTTGAATATTTCAGCGGTTGCCCTCTTATGTGTGACAACCGGCTGAACATTGACTACCTGCCGGAGGACACCGGCGAGGCTGGCGTGGAATACGCCATCGGCACCACTCCCACTGACGAGGTGGTGTATCGCTACACCAACGGCGGGGCGCGGTGCCGCTACCCGTTTACAATCAGCAGTGTAAACGACTACGGGCCTGACGAGGCGCAGAACATGCTCAACTCAGGCTTTTATGAGGAACTGGCGGCTTGGCTGCATAAGCAGACACGGGTGCGCAATCTGCCTGAGCTGCCGGTGGGACTGACCGCGCGCAGCATCCGTGCAATCGGCCCCGGTTATCTTTACCACCCGGATGTCAATGCCGGCAAATACCAGATCCAGTGCGATCTGGAATATTACAGAAAAGGAGATTGAATATGAAACTTTCTGAACTGATGAGCGGCCGGACGCCTGATCCGGCATTTGAGGGCTTTTCCACCGCCGATGACATGGTGCTGGCTATTGACTTCACTGGCGAGGCGGCTGCCCCCGGCGCTTATATTGTGGCGCAGGAGGGCATCACGGAGCAGTCCGGCGCGTTATCCGCGCAAACGCAGGACGCGACCTATTTGAGGACTGGGCAGGTCACCACAAAGACGGGCACCTCGCGCAGCTTTACGGTGAGCGGCGACCGCTACAACGGCGATGCTTTTCAGGACGCTATTTTGGCGCATGAACTAAAATACGGCACAGGGCAGGCGGTCATCAAGCCATATGTGTACTTTAATATGCTGACCGGGATGGGTGAGCAGGGTAAGCTATCCATCGTAGTGGAGGATGACCTGTCCGGTGGGGCCGGTGACAACGCCAGCTTTAGCGCTACGCTGACATCCACGGTCAAGCCCGTGAAATACACCTATACACCACCCACGCCGTAAAGGAGGGCCACTATGGCACGAAAAGACGAAACGAAACAATATACCGTCCTTGTCAGCTTCACTGATCCTGAAGACGGTATGACGGTATACTGGGCCGGTAAAGACACATACCCGCGCGCGGGGTATGCTCCGCCTGATGAGCGGATCGCCTACCTGCAAAGCAGCAATACCGCGATGGGTATGCCGGTTATTGCAAAAAAATGACAACGGCTGGGGGCGTCACTGCTCCCAGCTGCTTTTTAAGGAGGGTACCATGCTTGTTGTAAACAATATCCAATTGGATTTTGACATAACCTCCCCCTCAGATGTCCTGCGGTACAAGCAGGCCGGGGAACACATGGAGGCCGAGGGCGCAGACATCACCGCGCCCGCCATAGACACGACCGATCCCGGTTTCTTGGACGCTTATGTGGCTATGCTTAACAGTGAGCTGCGTCTGTTTGGTAATTTTAT